TGCAAGTGGCAACCGCATCTTGACAGAGGAAGCAACTAAAGAAGTTTTACGTAACATCTTGGGTATTCCAAACATCTACGTTGGTGAAGCTCGTCGTGAGACTGCTGTACCTGGTGCGACATCTTCAGAATCTCAAATTTGGAACACAGAGACAATCTTCTGTGGTATCATGAAAGGGTCTGACGCAATCGTACAAAAGAGTGGTAATGTCAAAGGAATGCCTGTGGCTGCACTCAACTTCGATTTCGGTGGAATGCAAGCTGGTCAATATGACAGCCTTGATGCAACTCGTCGTTACGTATATGCTGAAGAAGTACAACAATTCAAAGCAATCGACTCGACTCTTGGATACATCCTTACTGATTGCTTAGTATAGGACTGACATGTGCGATACTCACGACACGATACTTCTTGCCGAGCAAGATGCTGATCAATTAGCAATCGAAGATCTTGAGAAGCAACTCAAGAATCAATCGGGAGATGTCGCACGTATCACCAAGGCAAAGATCAATGAGTTGAAAACTCAGATCAAAGCAGAGAAAGCAATGAGATCGGTCCTCGATAAATCAAGGACTCGATTTCTAAAAACGCTTGAGACAGCAGTCCAAGCAAGTGATCCATTGACAATCCTCTCTCTACCTAGAGAGCAGTTGATTGATTTTATTATTCGTGGTGGTTTTGACTTGTCAATTGATGAATTCATTGAGCAAGCTGATCTCATTATGAAAGCTGTCGAGAAGACGACAAGGATTATTCAGCCCGACCTCGGGCTTGCTCCAATTCAAGAACAACTTGACATTATGCAGACCTCAGCTATTGAGACTCTGTTTGATGATGTCATCATCCCAAATGTGGCAAGTGGTGTCAGAGAGTCACTCGTTGCAATGACAATCGACGTCCCATTGACACAAGCTATCTCCTCACTCTCTCAGAAGATGCAATCTGCAACCGGTCGACAATTGACTGAGGTCAACACAAAGCTCTCCATGTTTGGGAGGAGTGTGACTGCTGCCATTGCTGAGGAGGCCGGTCTTAGATATTATTTATACACTGGTCCCATTGATGGAGTGACAAGACGATTCTGTCGTCCCTTGGTTGACAAGGTCGTGAGTGAATCGCAAATGAAAAAGCTCAACAACAAACAAGGTCTTCCGGTCAAGACTGCCGGTGGAGGTTACAACTGCCGACATTCTTGGAGTCCTGTATCTGAGGGATTCATCAAAGCGGCTGGCCTTGACAGAGCAACAACAAAAGACATTTCAAAAGCAAACGCGGGAGCAAAGAGATGATAAGAAAAGCAATCACCGGTCAAGATCATATGTTTGAGTGGAATGCTCCATCTCCCATTAGTGGCACTCCCTCAATCACTTTCAAAGTATCAAGTGATGTTACAAGCAACTTGAGTCAATCAAGAGCAAACATCTCAGTATCAGCAATTGGCAATGATCGCAGGACCTTGACAATCGCAAGCTCTGACTCTCTGGAAAGAGATCAAGTCTTTGCATTCTTGAGGACGGATGGAGATGCTTGGTATTCAATCAAGATCGTCCGTATTGTGGGAACAACTGCGATCCTTGCTGATCCTTTACCTCGTGAGATTGACTTGTCAACAAGTGCCACGATTGAGTTTGCCATGTGGTATGTCACAGCATCATCAGCGAATGTCACTGTGACAAGTGGAACATTCCAATATTTGATTTCATACACGTCAGATCTTGGACAAAACAATCTATCCAACTTGGACAAAGGAGTGATCAAGGTTACTCCTCGACCTTTCGACACCGGCCTTGACCATGATTCTTTTGTGAATCGTTTCGCTCCTCTTGCTGACATGGTACCACGTCGACAATCTGACTTTAGACCACAGATCAAAGCTTCTCTTGATGAGCTTTCATTGATGCTCAGAGATAGACTCGGATCATCCAACGTGACAGAAGATGAGATATTCAATGCTGAGGCCTTTGAACTTTGTCATGCTTACTGCACAGCTGCTCGAATCTATGAAATGAATCTTCAACTTGATGCTGCTGAAGCAATGAGAGCTAGATGTATTGAGTTAATGGATTTGGCCTTGAGATCTGTTGACCTTGATCTTGATGGTGATGGTGTCATTGATGAGGGTGAGCTTGACCTTGAGAAGAATGGTGGAAAGTCAACAGACTTTCGAGCATCATGGAGAACTTATAACAAGACTGAATATGATCAGAGCTTTACCCCATCGAGATCAATGAGGCACTAATGTCAGTCAAGGTCAATCTCAAACTACCTCGTAATATTTGGACTGCAAAAGACACTAAGACAATTGCATCTAATACCTTGGCAACTGTCAAGCGTCGATCCATGCGTGGCATCAGCTCACAAGGTAAGAAGTTCAAGAAGTACTCGACAAAGCCAATGTATGTCTCTTTCAAAGGTGCAAGACTCAAACCCAAGGGAGGGACTCGTGTCTCTCGTACAGGTAAATCAATTTATTATGCTGGTGGATATCAACAGTACAAGAATGATTCAAGGAAGCGTCAAGGAGGCAAGGGTCAAACTGCTGAGGTTGATCTTGTATTGAGTGGTCAATTGATGAATAATCTTGTTGTACTTGAAGCAACTGACACACGTTTTAGAATCGGCTTGACCAAACATGTTCAACATTATGGATATGAAGTCCACAAGATACGTCCTTACATTGGCTTGACTGATGATGAGATTGATACTCTTGTGAATGCCGTTGCTTTTGACATCTCCAAGAAACTAGGGAGGAATGTATGAGCAGAGGAATCTTTCAATCACTCGACAAGATCAAGACAATGATTGAGGCTATTGAACCCAAGACAGATCGCCATCATGGATTTGTTTGCATTGATGATGGTTCCGGTCTCGTCTCTCCACTCAATACAAGATTTCAGAGTCAAAGACAATTTACTCTTGAGATCGTGACTCTTGCGATGGATGACGGCAGTGCTGGCCTCAGTGGTCGAAAGCGTGTCACCATCGAGACACATGTGCGATATGCCATCCCCAAAGAGGAGGGCTTTAAGATTCGCATGATGAATGAGGATGCCGGCAAATTGATTGATACAATCAAGGGTCCTCAATATGATTTTAATACAACAGGGATCATCTCAGTGATACCATTGGAATCGAGAGCTGAACTCATCACTGATGATGTTGGTGAGGTTCTTGGTCATCTCCTTATCGTTCCCTTTGACTTGCTTTATTTGGAGGCATAAATGAGCGTTACTCATAGAAGCTTAGGCGTTGCAGTTGAATCTTCCTTTGGTTCATTGTCAGCATCAACAAATCTACCTGATAACTCAGGATATACTTACACTTCGATTCCTTGTGAACGTGAACCTATTTTGATTTATGGGGACGTTGTAGCAAGTGAGAGAAACGATGCAAGAGATGGATCGTATCTTGTACCACCAGAACCGGATACTGTTTGGAGTGGTGGGAATCGTGTTCGACGCAGAACAGGTCAAGTCAACTTGAGAGTTGATCTGACAACAATCGGAAGCTCACCAAGTGACTACTCTGCAAATTATCTTGGATACTTGCTTGGAGCTGGATTCAAAACTCAAATCGGTGCAGTTGCATCAGTCACAGCTTCAAGCGTGACAGATGTCAACAATTTTGTTGGTGCGGGATTCAGTGCCACAGATGTTGGAACTTTATTATCAAGTATTATCAATGGTGCAGTTGAGTACTCTGCAATCACTGAAGTGAGTGGAACTGACATCACAGTCTCACCAGCTTTCTCAAGTGGATTCACAGGGACTCCAACTTTACGAGGGACTCAAACATGGTACCCCGGATCACGTACTCAAACAGGTACACGAACTCACTCATTGACTTTCCGTGTTGATGGTGTGAACTTTAGATCATATGCTTATGGTTGCGTTCTTGAGAGTCTTGCAATCAGTCTTGATAATGGCCGTTTGATGGGTGACTTCACTTATCAAGCAGCACTCATCCAAGATGATCATTCAAGTGCAGTGGGACCAATCGAGCCAACTTACAACGCAGGTGCTCCTCCTTTCTTTAGGAACTCCTATGTTGTGATCTCTGATGCTTCTCCATCTTCATTGACAAACGCAACCACAGCCGACGCAGTTGGACGAATTGCTGTTGATTGTGAGGACTTCTCTTTGACTGTGACAAATACACTCACACCATTGGGACACTCAGAGTCAATCCTTGCAATGTCTGACATGGAGATCACTGATGTGAATGTTGAATTAACTTTGACCTTATCAACAGTAAATACAACAATTGCAAATGATTATTTCAACAGAACTGTTCGTCAGGTGTTAGTAGGTACAGGACCCTCAGCAGATGGCGAGGGTTGTGCAATCATGATTCCGGCTGCTCAACTTGCTGATGATCCATCCAAGTATGACGTGAGTGGCAATGACATCGTTCGTCAAACATTGGTATACAATCAATCTCGTTATGCTGGTGATGTTGATGGTGGTGCAGCTTATGAGTCAAATGCCGGATGCTCACCATTCAGAATCTCATTAGGACTATAACATGGCAATCAACTTCCTCACTTCAACAGAATCAACATTTGACGTTGTCGTCACTGCTGACCTTTCAGTCACTTGCAATGATGAACAACGTGGACAATATCTGAATACAGGAGACATGAGTTTCCTTGAAGATGTGGGGAAGTCTGCAACCGTATTCACTCTCAAACCATTGGGACCCTCGGAACGTGAGCAAGCAGAGATTAGAGCCGGTGCATATTCTCGCAGTGAGCTTGGTCGATTGCTTTGGGTTGAAGCTCCCAACGATATTAGAGAGAAAGCAAGATGGCATCACAATCTCCCAATTGATGAGCGTGAAGCCTATGCTGATTATGAAGCATACATCTCAAGAGTATACATTGAAATGATTCGTGAATCACTTGTTTCAATTGATGGGGAACCCTCGACAGTTGACACCATCCAAAAGATTCGTCCTGATGGAATCAGAGTGGCAACAATCACAGAATTAGTCTTGCATATTCAGAGAGCTTCATTGGTTGGTGACGAGGGAAAATAGCTCTTGCCTCTTCCGTGTGGATTCCTTTTAGTAAAGGGAGAGGCTGGGACTGCTCACAATGTCGAGAGAATAAAGAGCTGAGGAGAAAGCGTGGGAATTGTGGTGGATCATTCAAGCAAGGATTGCCACAGGCTCAAAAGGATGAGCTTGGATTGTTTATGCCAGCTTATCGGATTGCTCCCAACTCTGGAGAAGCATACTCTGATTTAAAGATCAGATCATGTCCGATTGCAGACATGAATCGAGTGGCATCCATCATCACAAACTACAATCGAATCAAGACAGGATTGATCAAGATGGATGACATATATCCTTATCCTACTTGTGCAATCATTGAAAGTCTTGAGATAATAGAATATAATCACACTCAAATGATTGCACGTCAACACGAGCAAAGCATAAAGGAGGCTTCTCATGGCTAAGGGTGGAACAATAGAGATTGATGTCGAGCTCCAAGGGACGCAAAACATTGAGACTCAATTTAAGAATATTGGAGATGCAAGCAAGGGTCTTGCTTCAACAATGGGAAACACAAACGAGAAGCTAGGTGAGGGTATTGATTCTCTTGGTGAATCGTTCACAGGTGTGAGAGATTCAATAGGTGAATTGGGAGCCGGCATATCAAACCTTGGTAAAGGTGGAGCAATGTCATTCCTTGGATTGCTCGGTCCTATTGCTGGAGTGACAACGGCTTTATTCACTGCATATGAAACATTCAAGTTGATCAGTGGTGCGGCTCAAGATGCTGAAGAGAATGAGGCAGCAATGGCAGCAGCAGCCTCAGATCTTCAATCAAAGCTTGAGGCCCTTGCCGAGAAAGGTGTGATTCCAACAACCAAGCAACTTGAAAAGTTTACACTTGCAACAATTAAGAGTCAGTTTGCAAAAGAAAAGTTACAAAGTGCTCAAGAAAAATTAACTAAAAAAGTACAAGCCGCATTTGCAGCCAATAGTGCATTAGCAGAAGCACAACAACGATTAACAAAGGCAGAGTCTCAAGGTCTCCTTGATGCAAGAGAGTTAATCTCAGCAAGAGCCCAACTTGTAACTGCAACACATCAAGCAGCTGAAGCAAATGGAGTGTTGAGGAAGTCAGCTGATGCACTCTTGAAAAAGAATATTGAAGTTGAGAAGTCGATCAGAGATGCAGCAAAGCAAGAGCAAGAGCTTGAAGAGACGAGTGCTGAAACCTTAAAAGGAAAAATCAAAGAGAATGCTGAAAAACTCAAGGGACTCGTCTTATCAGATCTTGAGACTCGTACAAGTGAAAAACAATTCAAGCTCACTTCTTTACAGATTGAGGAAGACACAAAACTTGCTTTGCTCAAAGCTGAGAAGAATAAAGAGAATCGTGAAGCTTTAATGAAGCAGAACGAAGAGCTAGAACATGCTCTTAAGTTGATTGATGAAGAAAGAATCATCAGAAGAAGATCTACATTTGAGACACAAAAAGTATTAAATGAGATCAATGAAAAGAATAAAGCAGCAAGAGAGAAAGATTCTGCTGATAGAAAAAGAGCCTCAGATCAAAGAAGAGCAATGGATAAATTGAGGCTTCAACAAGAGAAGCAAAAGATTGCAGAATTAGCAAAGATCAGACAGCTTGAGATACAAGGCCAAGAGGATTCAGTACAAAAGCAAATTGAACTTATCACTCATCAATATGATACTTCTTTGAAACTTGCTGGAGACAATCAAAGAAGACAACAAATTGCAGTCCTCACATACTATAATCAACTCAATGCAATCACACAAAAAGAGGAAGCCAAGAAGACAAGGATTGAACAACAAGAAGCTCAAAAGCGTCAAGAGTTCAGAGATATGCAGAGAGATCATGAGATTCAAATGATAAAGAATGATGATCAAAGAAAAATCGAAATGTTGAAGAATCAATTGAGCAAAGAGTTGATTCTTGCTGGTGATAATGAAAAGGAAATGTTGAGGGCTTATGGACGTTTTACTGATAAATTAAATCAAGTAGACTCACAAGCTTGGACTCAAATGACAGAACGATTCAAAGACTTTTTTAATCAGATGAGAGATGGAATTGCCTCAGCTGCTTACAATGCAATATTCTTTGGGGAATCTTTCAAGGATGCAACGGCTCAAATCTTGAGAGGATTAGGAGAGCAGGCAGCTGTTGAGGCGTTGATGAATACAGCAAAAGGAATCGCAGCCTTGACAAATCCATTCACGGCAGCTCAAGCCCCTGGCTACTTTCAATCAGCCGCCATCTTTGGAACAGCTGCCGCAGTTGCGGGAGCATCCTCGGCAGCAATGGGAGCCGGTGGTGGTGGTGGTGTCGGTGGTGGTGGTGGTGTCTCTCCAAGTGGATCACCTCAATCAGTTGGTCAAGCTCCTCAAAGAGAAGAGGCAACGGCATCAACTCAAGTATTTAATATTAACTTTTCCGGTGCTGTTGTGTATGATACCAAGAGAGCAGCAGAGGAAGCCTTTGCAGATCGCATCATGAGAACAATGTCTCGCAATCGACGAGGATCAAGGAGGATGTCATGAATCCATCACCATCTCCCAACTTTGCACTTTTGACCGGTCTTGATATGTCGAGCTTCCCAACAAGAGCCGGAACACGAGGAGCGACCAACATTGATGTGACTTGGTCTTCCTCCTATGAAGATGCAATAAGTATGTTGAATGGTCGAGGAATGGCCACAGGTCTTGACTTGTCTGCTCAGTGTTTGACCAGCTCAAACTTTGGAACCGATTGGCACATTGGCATTGATGCAGATGACAAGCTCGAAGTATCGTGTGACATTGCATTCAGAATCAAATTCAATTCATCATCTGGGTTGACTGGCTTGACTGATGTCTTTGGTATTGGAACAACCTTTGTCAATTCGAGTGGTGCTTCCATCCTTGGTCCTACACTCGCAAACGCTGCAACGGCTCCAAGTGATTGGTTGAGAGGTGAGATCATATCTTTCTCTTATACCATCGAGCAAACATCCGGAGGATCAAACACATTCACATTCGATTTCTTAGGTAGTGCCCAAGATCTTATTGTGGCATGTCGTGTCCGTGGGAATGCTGACATTGATGATGGATCCAATTCTCTTGAAGCTGCTGACGTTGCCGCGACAAGTGGAGACTCTCGATGGTATGTTAACAATGATGGTCATGTAGTCAATTCATCTTTGGGCTTGTCAGCTTGGACATGGAATGCAAGTGATAAAACTTTAAGAAACTTCCTTGGATTCACAGGAAACGAAACAACAACAACAGTCAATGGATACACTGTCTTAACTGCTGATAATCCTTGCTCTGGTGTACTTGTACCATCAAGGCCATATCAACAAAATCATATCAGCGTTGAGAACGTTGCTCAATCAAGGAGGAAGATCGGTGGTGGATATACTTCTAATTATATTGGCACATATCGCGATAACGTCTTGGGCTTTGATTTGGATGCTCGGCTTGATCAAATAGATCTCTATCAGCACTTCATTCACAACTTTGTTCCATTGTGTTCCCAAGGTGAGAGAGTAAACTTTTATCAAGTATGGGGAGACTCAAGACGATCATTGATCACAGCTGATGCAAATGCAGATCAACCGGCTCATGACTTGGTTTATACAAGTTCACGCAATGGATTTGAGGGTCGTATTCGTGGATCAATGAAGAGCAACGAATACAACTTGATGTTTCCTAACAACATGAGAAGACGTGTGCCTGTCAACATGAGAATCGAGCATCTCAATGAGTAACAGTTACGATGCAACCACAATCTTGGCAGATCCAGCCTCAACCGTTGCCGGAAGACAAGTCACATTTGAGACTCCTGAGAGAATGGTCAATGGATTCAACTTTGCTTTTGCAACCGGGAATTGTGAGAACATACTCTCACAAGCTTTTGCAGATCGTTGCTTCATCACTGATTCAAGCTCATATGTTGAGATGGCAGAATGGAGAGTCCCTCTTGTATCCTTGGAGCATGATGATCTTGAGTTCATTATCAATTATCGTACTCATGGAACAGTCACAGGATGCAACGTCAAATTTACAGTGGACATCAATGGAAGCACATTCATCTCAACCTTGAGTCTTGCATCCACTACCAACGGATTTGCAAATGATGACATCAATGTGACCTTTCCAAGTAGTGGGACTCATTACTATGCAACCATAACAATGGAAGTACAAGCTAACTCGGGAGCAGAAGTCGAGATCTTCTCAGTCATGGCATACTTCCAAAGAATTACCTCTCCCATTGGTGGGGGACAAAAGAATCAATATGACACAGGAACATTTGTCAATCCATTCGGAGCAAACAGAGCAACGGCAAACAACGCTTTCACTTCTCGCTTTGCTCATCATATGATTGACAATATCAATGAAGTTAGAAAACGATTCCGATCATTGCTCTCCTGGTCCGGTGTATATGATACATCATCCACTCTGTTTCCAGCTGTCACGGAAGCAACGAGAAGTCAAATATACATTGGGTATGGTGACATTGATACATTGATCGCTTATCCAATGTTACCATCCGGATTTGAAAACTTAAATTTTGATAAGCTAGAATTGCATGTCAGAGCAATTGGAGACATTGACTTCACATTCTTTGGTCAATCACTAAGCATCAATCAAGCAAGTGACACGACCGTTGGATGGACCATCTTTGATCTTGAGATTGACAATGGTCAACTCTCTGTTGTTGGTGATACTCGTCTCCCATATTATCAAGCCACGTTTGACGATACAGAGGAGAACAGAACAAACCTTGTCTCACTATCGAATTTAAGAGGGAATAGATATCCTCCCGCAATCACAGGAGGATCGAAGACGAGAAACACAATAATTGGATTGACCTTGATTGGAGTTTAAACATGTTGGTGTCAACTGCATATGGTTTGTTACCTGAGAAAACAGCTTGCAACAATGGATCGGTATTGTATGGATCTGCTGTCTCATCCATGTCAAACGCACTCAATCAATTGAACTATGTCAAGCTCCTTAATCGAGTAAACTATCCAATTATGAGATCAACTTATTCGTTGGCCTTGACTCCCTTTGGTAATGATTACATGAACAGTAAGATCACACCAAGTCAAGGACGAGTCACAAAAGGATATATTGAGTCTCACAAGCTCATCTCTGCAACAAGACTTGTCTCTGATTGGTTGGCAGTTGTCATCCAATACGAAACAGGAACAACCTCACAGGATGGAGGATCATCAGCTTTCTCTCCTGTGATTGATATTGAGATTGGCTTGTTAAAGGATTCAGGTTCCGGATATACACAGGTCGCAGTTGTGGACTATGGAATTAGATTCAATCTTGGTGATAGTATTGCTTTATCATCAGAGACATCAACTCAAATCGCTTTGGGCTTTGTTGCTGATTCCGGTTACATCATACCAGAATCAGTCCCAACAAACACAAGTCCGGAAGCTCCTCGACCATTGTATATTCCTAATACAGTAGGAGCATACCAGGCAAGAGGAGAACGTATGGTTTTTAATATCTCTTGTACTGATTGCAAGCTAAAAGCGTTTTCAACCTTTGACCTATACAAGGCAGATAGAACATGAGCATATCCAAGGATCAAGGGAGAAGAGTCTTTGCTGTTCAGATTGCTGGACTACAATATCGCTATCATTCAATCATACCTCCATCAAGTACGAATTTAGATTCAGACGTGGCAAGTGGTATCGCTTATGAGGATAGTCAAGCGATCGTTGCCGTTGGTGCTTTCAATAGTTCGATTGATCCCAATGGAGGGGTCGCTGAATATGGATCAGTATCTCTTGAATTATCCATATTAAAGAATGGTCTTGCGAGTGATCCCGGTGTTGTCTTTGGTCGAATTGGTAAACGATCAGCTAATGTCAGCAGAGCAAACCTTGAGACCGACATCACCTTTGATCCACTTCCACAACTCATCAATCTTGACACAGATCTATCATCATTATCAATCCCTCGATTGATGCACGTAGGAGCAGAGACTTTCCGTGTCACTGCTTTCACATCAACCACAATGAAGCTAGCTGATCGTGGTGTTGGTGGCAGTCAATATCAATCACATAGAATCAATACTCAAACATCATCCATCCCCTTTGTTGAAGACAAGATCACAATCTTTCGAGGAAGACGAGTCAAGCTCTTTGTTGCTCATCAGGATTCTGATGGTAATGTTGGAGATTATACTTGCATCATCAATGGATTCATTGAGTCTTCTCCTTATGCAGAGAATGAAGACACAATCAATCTCTCAATCATTCCTTTGACTGCTTTGCTTGACACTGAGTTGAGTGATCAAAAAGGATCATCCTCATTCCTGCTTCAAGATCGTCACTACTTTTTCAAGAACAAATCAAATGTGTTTGAATATGGGTCTGCTTTTGCGAATGACTATTTACTTCAACTAACAAATGCTCAACAGAATGCAGTCGACAGCACAAAGACAGATGTTGACGTCTCTTTTCCATCATATGCACTTCAAGACATTTATGATGCAAGTCTATCGAATGGACAAGATGATCAAGCAACTCTTTGTCATCCTCGCTATCCTATGATCATTAGTACTCAAGAGCATAAGATCTATCCTGAGACTTTGTCCACGGTCTCAGGCAATCCAAGAATCACGATTGATCACTCAATCACAGGAGCGACAGATCAAGCAACCTTAATCGCTGCTATCAATGGGAGTACTCAATACAATGCTAAGATTGAGAATCGAGGAGAGATCAAGAGATTCAAATTAGCAAGTGATAGTCTTGAGAATTGGCCAGAGATCATCAATGATTCTCTTGATACTATTACAGATCATACCGGTGTAAGTGGTGCATTCTCTACCTTTAAGATTAGAGGCAATCAAGTCCGAGGAGTGACTCTCTCTGATCATCGTGGTTGGACCCCACATGAGGGACGTATTCATCTTTGGTATTCATCAGCGTGGTATCGTTCAAGCTCCAATTATAGATATGCTTATTGGGGAACAGCAACAAACGAATCAAGATCTCCATTCCCAAATCAAAGACGAGTCTTTTATCCTCTTGATTGGTGGAATGATGGAACTAAACCAAACTATGCAGGGAACAGCACCAAAGTCAAGACAATCGAATTCCCAAATCAAAGATCAACGTCCTCATTCATTGATGTCAATATCTCACCAGCTTACAAGCAAGCCAATGAGCCGGGCATCCTTTGCGAAAGCTCTTTGAATCTTCCAACGTCAGCAACTGCCGGTGTATATTATGGGATTCAAGTTGAGACATTCGATTACTTTGAGCAGAGAAACAAGACACTATACTTCCAAGCAACTCATGAGGAGGCACTCTCAACAGGTGTCATGATTCACTTGAGACCATTCAGAGAGAATGTGGATCAAGGTCACTTTGGAGATTGGAACGGACAAGAGAGGACCATTGTCAAACGTGGCGTGACTGAATACTTTGTCTCACCAGGTGAGATCATGTTGAAGATCTTACAAAGTGGTGGAGGTGGGAATAATGGATCATATGATGATCTTGGCTTTGGCCTCTCCATCCATGAAGACAACATTGATGTGAATTCATTTCTCAACAATGGATCAAGACAAATCGAGTGGTTAAGTCGTGGCTTCTCTGTTGATGATTTCAATCCTCGTGATTTCTTTGATTCACTCCTCAAGTCAATTGGTTGTATCTTGATCATGAAGAGAAGTGCGTCGGGTGTACCTAAGATCACACTTGAGTCCGTTGGTGTTGAGTCTGAGGACTTTGTCTCAGCAATTATCAATGAGGGTGATTGGTTGACTGATCCTCCTCCAACTTGGTCAATCTATGAAGACATTGTCACTCAAGTCGAGATCAAATATGAATGGGACAATGATCAAAACGAATTCCTCGAACATGTGATTTATAATAATCAAGAATCAATCAATCGCTATGGTGGAGAGAAAAGCAAGATCAGCATTGAACTTTATGGCCTCAAGTCTCTTGATGTCGGTTCCGGATCTGGTGATGCTTTCAATTATTTCTTGCCAATTGCCTCACGTGTTTTCAATGTCTTATCTGATCCAATGAGATTGTGGACCGGTTCAATTGGCACAGGTAAATCAATCTTTCTTGAGGTTGGATCATATGTCAAATGTTCATCTCCTCATCTCAAAGACTTAGGTGATGACTATGGTGTCACCAATAAAATTGGAATGATCAAATCAATCAATCAAGAGCTCATGAGTGAGGGTTGTGATTTAGAGATTGTCAGAACAGGGATCATTCCTTTCAATTGGAACTCAACCATGAAAGTCACATTCATCAATTCAGCAACTGAGATCACAGTCTCCACAAATACATATAGTGATGATGACACGGCATTCTTTAAAGCTGGTGATGTGGTTGACTTCCTCCCATTTGGAGCAGAGGATGCCTCAACAACAGGGTTGACGATTCAATCAATCGTTGGATCAACAGTCACATTCACAGCAGCACACGGAATCCCAACACTCGGAACTATTGAACCAACTTCCTACTCAAGTGCATCAGCAGACCACAAGCAAGATGCTTATCTCGCAACTGCTGCCGGTGTACTTGGAACCTCAGACGACGCACAGGAGTATTCATGAAGCTCACAAAAGCAGATCTTACAAAACAAGTCTCACAGCTTGAAGACAAAGTCAGACGATTAAAACGTGATATAAGTCACTTGCAAATTGATCTCAGTCCTATGGAGTATGTTGAGAGATCTTTTGATAGTACGATTCAACCCAATGAACACGTGAAACAAGTGATTGATCGTGCAGAGTCTGAATGGAATATGAATGTGACTGAACCTGGTCTCGGTGGTGACTCCTCAAGAATCAACTTATACATCAAGTCAACTGATGGCCTTGGTTGGACTTGGGAAGACAATTATACAAAGAATGGTCAATTTGCTTGGTGTGGTGCTTTCGCTTCATGGTGTTATACAAAAGCTAACTTCAAGATTCGTCAAAAGATATTCCCCTCTTGTTATCGTCTTTGGAATAATTGGGGGGGGACAGCTCGAAAGGTTGAGGAGATTGCAATTGGTGACATCGTTGTTGTGTATACATCAAGCGACAAATCTCCATCATATGGCAATCATATCACTCTTGCTTTGAGTGTACCTGATGAGGATGGAAACTTTGACACCATCGAGGGGAATGCAAAGGGTGAGGGTCCAGATGGAGATTGGAGAGAGGGAGTCATCAAACGTCAGAGAAGCATCTTTGATGTTGCTCATATTTACAGATTAGCAAGTGGAGACTATGATGAATAAGATGATCAAAGCATTCGGAGGACGAAAGTCTTTCACTTTTCTTGTAACCCTTGGAGCAGTCTGCACCTTGTCAGCATTCAATAAAGCATCAACTGAAGTCCTCGGACTAATTGACACCTTGTATCTTGTTTATGCGGGTGCAAATGTCGCAGCAAAAAAGAAAGAGAATAAAACAAATGAGCAGTAAATTATCAGTTCAGAATCCTATCTCAGCAGGCCAAATCATTGGTGCATACAACGCAAGTGGTATCAGTGATACTGATTGGCATTCATTGTCATCAGATGACTTTTATGATCCAACCACAGGCAGTCAAATTGATGCCTCCCTTAAGTTCGCTTATCTTGGAGCCGTATCATCAAACACAACAAGCGTCTCTTATGTAAAGCTTCGAGCTGCTGCCGGTGCGGGTGATGGTGTCACCAATACCGATGGAGTCATCCCATTGCTGTCATCTTATTCAGTTGATAGTCAAGCCCTTGCATCTTCCAACATCACAAGCATCGCATATAAGAAAGCTGATTCAGCTGACTCATTTGTGATTTACTGTGGATTCAATCGAGGTTAATCATGGCTATTAAATTTGAATCTTTTCGTGGTACTGGAGGAGCTGTCACAGGTGGTCTTGTTTATAAAGGATCATATGATGCGGCAACAAATACTCCTGTTTTAACATCAGCAAAAAAAGGTGATTTTTACATTGTATCAGTTGCTGGATCTTTGGCAGGTGTGACTTTAAATGTAAGTGATCATATCGTCTTCAATCAAGATGCTTCAAATCCCATTACCTCAGCAATGTTTGATGTGATCGACAATACTGACGCAGTGGCTTCGGTCAATGGTCAAACAGGTGTTGTGTCTTTGGGAGCTTCAGATGTGAATGCTCTTGCAATTGCAAACAACTTGAGTGATCTCAATAATGCAGGAACAGCAAGAACGAATTTGGGACTTGGTACAAGCGCGACGCTTGACACAGGGACAAGCAATGGGAACGTTGTTGTATTAGATGCAACGGGCCTCCCAGCTGTTGACGGTTCGCAGTTGACAGGAGTCACATCAACAGACAACACAAAGCTTGCAATTGCAAACAACTTGAGTGATCTCAATAGTGCATCGACAGCAAGAACGAATTTGGGTCTTGGTACAAGCGCGACGCTTGACACAGGGACAAGCAATGGGAATGTTGTTGTATTAGATGCAACGGGTCTCCCTGCTGTTGATGGATCTCAGTTGACAGGAATTACAGCGACTGATAATACAAAGCTTGCGATTGCAAATAATCTCAGTGATCTCAACAATGCAGGGACAGCAAGAACGAATCTTGGACTTGGTACAAGTGCAACACTTGATACAGGGACCTCAAATGGGAATGTTGTTGTTTTGGATGCAACTGGCCTCCCTGCTGTTGATGGTTCACAGTTGACCAATGTCACAGGTACAGACAGTACAAAGCTTGCAATCGCAAACAATTTAAGTGATCTCAATAATGCAACGACAGCAAGGACCAATTTGGGACTTGGTACAAGTGCAACGTTGAACGTTGGAACGGGTGCCAATGATGTGGTTCAATTAGATGGTTCATCTCGTCTCCCTGCTGTTGACGGTTCACAGTTAACTAATATCAGTCCAACGGGTGCATTGTTAATTACAAACAACTTGAGTGATCTTAATAGTGCATCAACAGCAAGAACAAATCTTGGTCTTGGTACTAGCTCAACACTCGACTCAGGAACCTCAAACGGAAATGTTGTTGTGTTGGATGCAACGGGTCTGCCAGCTGTTGACGGTTCACAGTTAACAAACGTGACAGCAACGGACAGCACAAAGCTGGCAATTGCAAACAACCTCAGTGATCTCAATAATGCAACGACAGCAAGAACCAATTTGGGTCTTGGTACAAGTGCAACGTTGAACGTTGGAACGGGTGCCAATGATGTGGTTCAATTAGATGGTTCATCTCGTCTCCCTGCTGTTGACGGTTCACAGTTAACTAATATCAGTCCAACGGGTGCATTGT